CGAAGGCACGATTGGTGGCGGTGCCGGTGCTATCTTCCAAGCTCTCGTAGACTTCTTGCCGGGACGCCGCATCCGCCGAGCACCGGACATAGAGGGCGAGCCGGGCGATCAAGGAGAGCTGTTCCCCGGAGAAGACCTTGGCACGCGCCCTGCACCACCAGAAGCTGAGCCAGAAGCCCGCGAAGCTCAGCTTGAGATGTTTACCGAAGAAGAGATGGGCAGGCCGCCGGAGCGTCCCGACGAGCGGCAGATGGATTTGTTTGCTGCACGAGAGCCGGAAGCGGGGCCCGAACCTGCGCAGCGCGACTTCGTTGAAGAACTTGAAGACCAACGTATTGATCGAGAAGCCCGAGAGCGCCTTGCCCTTGCCGCTGCTGAGCGCGGTGATGAAGCTGCCTTTGACCAACCGGACCTGTTTCCCCTAGAGCTTGAGCAAACCGAACGCCGTCTTGGTCGAGAGCCCGTTGAACCTGCTCCGGTAGAAGAACCCACTACTCAGCCGGAACCAGAGGGGGAGCAGCTCGACCTCGTAACGCGTATCGAGGAGGATACCGAACTTGAGCAGATGCAGGCTCAAGAAGATGCGCAACGCGCCCGCCAAGCGCGGCTGCAAGCTGAGTCTGAGCTAGAGTCTCTGGAAGGCCGTCGCCTTGGTGCTCAAGAGCGAGCTACGGAAGAGCGGCGCCGGAGTATCCTGCTGGATACGATTGAGGGCAACACGAGCCAAAACTACAACACGGTCGCTCGTGCCTATCAAGCTGCGTTAGAAGCGGAAGGACTCCGAGACACTGCTCCTACAGAGCAAGAACTTGCCACGATTCGTCGTGCAGTTAACGTACAGCGTGCCGCCGCTGCTGGCCCCGAACCCATTCCTGCTGCCCCTGAAGCTACTCAACTTGAAGAGCTAGAAGCACAAATCCCAGAACGGCGTCCTCGGGGGGTTGCACCCGCCCCGCAAGAAGCGCAACGTACTCCTACAGCACAACCGGAGGCGTTACCCCGTGAGCGACGACCAGAAGCTAGACCCGAGGATGCTGCCCCAGAAGATGAACTTGCAGCTATTCGAACTGGGGTTGCGAGTGGTCAGCGAGAACTTGGTCTGGGACGAGGAGCAAGAGAGGGCGTACCTAGCGTTGGAGGAGGAAGACCTACCACTCCCACTACGCAACCTGCCGGAGCAGGCATGGGCGTACCTGTGTCAAGCGCACGAGCACCTGCTGTGGGAGCGGGAGCACAACCCACTGCACTAACCGAACAGCTTGGCTTTGAATTAGCGCCACCACCAGCAGGGGCCCCTACCCCTCCGGTTTCGGCGGAGCCTACACCTACCACCCCCACACCCAAGAAAGCTGCTCCGGCGAAAAAGCCCGCTGCGCCTAAGAAAGCCCCTGCACCTAAAAAAGCTGCTGCGCCCGAAGTCGAAGCCCCGGCAAAGAAAGCCGCGCCGAAAGCAGAGGCCCCCAAGGCTGCGGAAAAACCCACCGCACCGGTCAACCGCAAGTACGCCACGCAGTTTCCCACTGACCCCATCCCTCGGGACGACGTGCGCAAGGCGGCGATTGTTGCTCAGAGCGACATCAAGCGGAAACGAAAAGAAGATCAGCCTCAGTCCGTGGTTGAAGGGGTAGCGGCGAAAGCCTACTTCAGTAACTACGCTCGGGCGATAGATGCCATCTCTGCCATGGCCTACGAGCAAGCCTTTAAGTCTGCGGGGGCTTTCCCCGGTACCGGGGCGACGTTGCAGGGTAAGGGCAAAGATGCCAAGAGCAATGCCCAGCTCGCTATGGACTGGGTTAACCGAAACCTGTCCGAACGCTCACGGAAAGTTCTTTCTGAGCAAGTCGATTACTACATGCGAGAAGCTGCTCGCATGGACCGCCTAGCTGCGCAAGATGCGGTAGCCCAAGGGCGAAAGCTGTCCGCTGCTCAAAAGCGGAAGATCAAAGAATACGAGGACCAGCTAGCTGACGAGATGAACCGCGCCGCAGAAGAAAAGCGGCGGTCTGTGACGGACGAGTTTAACGCGCTTCGCGCCGTGCAGAAAATCATCGAGATGCGGCTAGACATGGATGCGGTTTCCGGGCTCGACATCCCGATGCACCCCGGCGTGGAACAAGCGTTGACAGCAGGGGACTTACTGAGCGCCCTGAAAATCACTGCGGACACGCATCCTCTGCGGCGCATTGCCTCTATGGCTAAGAAGTTTATCGAGCGTGTGGGCAACACCAAGCTGCAGATCGTCGCTAACCTCAAGGACGCTGCAGGTAACCCCGCTGCCGGTCTCTTTGACCCCAAGACCAACACTATCAAGCTCGACCGGGACAGCGGCGTCAACCTACACACCTTCATGCACGAGGTGGCACACGCAGTGACCTCGGCGAACCTAGCGAATAAGGGCCACCCCACGACGCAGGCGCTGAACAAGCTCTTCAACGACGTAAAGGACAGCCTCGATACGGCCTATGGTGCCCAGTCCCTTGATGAGTTTGTGGCCGAAGCGTTCTCCAACCCCCGGTTCCAGGCGACGCTACATACTATTAACGTCAAGGGCGAGAAGGTCACCGCGTGGAACAGGTTTGTCGGGGCTGTTGCTAACTTCTTTAGGTCATTGATGGGCCTCGATACCAAACCCGTCACGGCCCAGGACCAGATCACTCAGCTCACTGACGCACTGCTGGCACCCTCCCCCGAGACCCGCAACGCCGGGGCGCTCTATATGGCATCCCAATCGGGCAAAGGTGGAGAAGTTCTTTCTGCTGCCTACGAGAACGCACCGACCTGGGGTAAGGGTGCCGCTGCTACCCTGCAGAAGTTTTTGGATCGAGCAGATGTGCGGGACGACGCAATGAAGTTTGTCCTCGACCTCCTGCCCCTAAACTACTTCGCCGATCTAGTCGGCGACCGCATGCCTGAAGCTAAAAAGCTGGATGAGATTGTCCGCCTCCAAAGCGCCATGCTGGAGAAGATGCTCGACAAGACCATGCCCACGGTGGATAAGGTCGCCAAGTGGTTTAAGAGTGAAGGCAAGCAGACCATCACCGTCGATGGCATCACCATGGATAAGGGCACGGCGCTCAACGACGCCGCCCACGTTGGTTCCTATGAAGGTGTTAACCCCACCTACGATGAGAGCCGCTACAAGGGCACGGAGAAGTTCGAAGCCTATAAATACGTCAAGCGTCGCTACGACAAGTTAGGGGCTGACGGACAAGCTGCCTACCGCAGCGTGCTGAACACCTACAAATACTTCAAGGATCAGATCGGCGAAGCGCTGGAAGTCGCCCTCAAGGACGCGGTGCCTAACTCCAAGTCACGTCTTGCCTTGGTGAAAGAGTTATACAACCGGCTGATTGCTGAAGGTGGCATCGACCCCTACGTGGCCTTCGACCGGGAAGGTAAGTTCTGGCTTGAGTACAACGCCATCGACCCCCGCACCGGGCAGTCGGAATATTTCCTTGAGGCCTTCGATACCAAGGCCGCACGTAAGCGCGCAGTGGACGCCCTGCAAGCGCAGAAGGACAAGATTCAGCTCACCGGCTTAAACATGACCACGAGCATTGCGGAAACGAATTATAGCAACGCTCCGTCCGGGTCTTTCATGCGTGAGGTGCTGGACATTCTTGAGGCCAATGAGGTTAAGGGCGAAGTCAAAGATAACGTCATGCGCCTTTTCCTTGAGTATCTGCCTGAGAAGTCCGTTGCCCAGTCCTTCCAGTTCCGTAAGGGCCCCGGTGGTAAGGGTATTCGCGGTATGAAGGGGGACATCACGCCCCTGTCGGTGAACATGCCCCGGCACGATGTCATTGACGTGTTGCAGCGTCGGGTGCCTATCTTGGCCCGGCAGATTTCTCAGCTCCGCTACAACCGGGAAGTGCAGAAGCTCGTGTCTGATGCAGAGGAGCGAGTGAAGGCGCAGGGCAAGACAGATGAAGATGTCCGTGATCTTGCGCAGCTTCAGGGCCGGGCTAAGTTTGTCCAGAACCCCAACATCCCCAACTGGTCGAAACGTATCACGGCGTCGATCTTTGCCATGACGCTCGGGGCTAACCCGTCGAGCGCACTCCTGCAGCTTTCCCAGATACCCCTTGTGGTAGGCCCCCTCTTGGCGGCTCGGAAAGGTGTTGGCCTGGGCAAGACCCACAGGGCCCTTGGTAACGCAGTGCGTGCCTTCATGGCAAGCGGCTTCAGCCGAAAGGTCGAGATGATTGGCCCAGATGGGAACGTGGTCGAGCGCACTAAAGGGCCGCCCTCCATCGACAACTTCGACTTCGATGGCCCCAAGCCCAAGCACATGAGTGATGAGTATTGGAAGAAGCTCCGCGTCCTCGCCGAAGTCGGTGCAGACCACAACGTGTTGGGGCGTTCCATTGCTCAGGACATGGTGGAGCTAGACGAAAGCCGGGGGCTTGCTGCGACGTTCAACCGGTACATGGCCTTCATGTTCCACAACGCGGAGAAGATGAACAAACAAGTTTCTCTCATGATGGCCTATGAGGTGGAGCTGGACGGCAACAAGAACCCCTCCCAGGCTCAGATGGAAGAAGCGGCCCTCAAGGCTATCGAGTTCGTGGAGTACGCCAACGGCAGTGCAGCGCAGGCGGGGGCAGCACCTTTTGCTCAGGATAAGTACGGGCGCATCATCTACATGTTCAAGCGCTACGGCGTGTCCATGCTGTACCTGCAGTTCAAGTTGGTCAAGGACGTGTTTACTGGAGCGAGCCCAGAGGTGAAGTCCCTTGCTCTTAGGCAGCTCCTAGGCGTATATGGCGCTGCATTTTTGATGTCCGGCGCTCTCGGCGTACCCATGATGGGTGTGCTTCGTATGGTCTACGAGGCGTTTGCGGATGACGACGAGGACGACTTCGACGCTATGATGACGAAGAGCCTTGGCTCTCTCCCGGCGCGGGGCGCTCTCAACTACCTCCTCGGCGTGGACGTGGCCTCTCGGGTGCAGATGACTGACCTGCTGTTCCGCGAGCCCTTGATCGAGAACGAGAGCTTCCTGTGGGAGATGGTCATGACCTTCGGTGGCCCTGCCGTGGGTATCGCTAACAACTTTGAGCGTGGCGTCGAGCAGATGTTGGAGGGTAACGTCGGTCGGGGCTTTGAGGCCATGGCACCTGCAGTGGCGCGGAATATCGTGCGGGCAGGACGGTACTACTTGGAAGGGGCTCAAACGCTGCGCGGTGATCCCGTGCTGGACGACGTTGGGGCTACGCACGTTGCCCTGCAGGCCCTTGGCTTTGCTCCCGCCGAGTACATTCGCCAGATGGAGATTAACCAGAACGCGAAGCGTATTGACCGGGCGGTCAGCACCAAGCGTTCCAAGCTCATGAAGCAGTATTACCTCGCCATGCGCATGGGCGACTCGGACAGGGCGAAGGGCATTATCAACGAGATTCAAAAGTTCAACGCTCGCAACCCAGACTACCCGATCACGGTGGATTCTCTAAAGCGGTCGTTGAAGTCTCACATCCGCACCTCGCAGCGGATGCACTATGGGGTTACCTACAGCCCCAAGCTACAGAACCGGCTCGTTGAGAGCATGGACGACTACGAAGGAAGCGTTTCTATCTGGGATTAAGCCGCACGGGCCGCATTGATCGGGGGGATTGATGCAACAGTCACCGCGTACGAACAAAATTGGGCGGGTGGGTGAGTTCTTTGTGGCCTATGTGCTAGAGAGGCATGGCGTCGAGTGCCACCATGTAGACAGATTCGGCATGGACCTGTGGTGCAGGTTGCCGGACGGGCGTCTTGTCACCGTCGAGGTAAAGACAGCTACAGGGGCTCGCGGTCGTGGGGCGCATCTCCCTAACTACTTTTTCTCTACGAACAGCCGGAATGCCGACTGGTACGCACTCGTCGCTCTGGATATTGAGCGGGTCTTGTTCGTGCCCATGCACGAGGTGACTGCAGCGTCGCTGCGTATCAAGCCATACGACTTCACCGAGGAGCGGTGCGTGGAGTCTGTAGAGCGGTTCTTGGGAAAAAAGACCCCCGCCGAAGCGGGGGCAAGAGAGGAGAACAACAGTCGGGAGAAGACTGTCTTGGATAAAGTATCATAGCGTTCGCCAGAAGCGAACCCCCCACTTGCCGTCCTCAATGCGCCGGCGGGCCTCTACGGTAAACTTCTTCTCCTTAGCTACTTTCAATACTTGTTCTTTGCAATTTTCTGTGTCGATGCACGGGACAAAGAACGAGCTACCCACAGAGAACTGGTCCCAGTCAACGATCACCGTTACCCCGTCAGGGCAAAGGTCATACTTCTTCAGCGGCTTCGGACGGGCCATTGATCTCGTCTACGTCTCCTGCCAACGTCTTGCTGATAAAGGAAATCGCCGTGACCGGCGGCGTTATCGTGGACGTGCCCTTACCCATACGTATCTTCACCTTTTTGGCGCCAAGCTCCTTCTCCATGTCTTCGCATAGCTGACCGTAGTTGATCTGCTGGTCGATGCACCACGCCCGGAAGTCCTTAGCCAAGAAGTAGAAGCGGTGCGTATCCGTCTCGTAGCGAATGGTGAAGGACGTACGAGGGGTAGCCTCGGGCATGACAAGCTGGTCCAGTCCGTTGTCGTTCTCCTTCCCGCGCCGGTCCTCCGTGCTCTTGATGCGCAACGTGCCGTTCCATCGCTCTTGGATATACTCGGCGGCAATCTGAGAACAGGACCCCGTATCTGCGTCCACTGCGCCCATGTTCTGTTTGATGATCTTCACGCACCACTTGAACAGCGCAGCTATGTCATAGCTTACTAGGTCTAGCTTCTTCAGAAGGATGCCGCCGGCCAGTATCCGCGACACACCCTCGGACCAGAAACGGTTCTCCGCCGTGAGCCCTGCATGTAGGTCGAGCCGGGACTGAATGTCTAGGACGATCTTGTCCACCTCTGCTTTGTTCCGCAGGTAATACTGCACGATGAGGGGCCCGGCGTGCCCGTAGTGCTCAAAGACAGTCCGAGCAAATTGGTCCGTCAGAGGCTTATCGGCGGTCTTATCGAAGACTTGTTCTGCCCTGATCTCAAGGACCCGCTGGGCCTCCGCTTTCGGCATTGCCTTGGTGGCACTGATGCGCTCAATAATGCTGGTGTTGCCGGTCGAGATAGTGAGGAGTTTCCATTCGTTGCCTTGGTAGCGAAGCTCATTGCTGCTGCTCTGCATCCGCTTCTTCTGGCGCCCCCCGGTGCATTGATAGACAAGACTAGACATCTGCTTGCCGGGCGTATTCGTAAGCTCATCGAGGAACAACGGCAGGTTCTGGTTAAGCTCTCCCTGAAACATCTTAGAATTGGTGGTGTCCTCATCCAGCAGGACCTGTTTTTGCGGTTTCCCCCAGATCGACGCGGCAGCAAACATCGCCGTGGTCTTACCGAGCCCCGAACCCTTACTCCAAACGTGGGTCAGCATGGCGTTGACATTGGAGTTGTGCATGAGAAATGAGCCTGCCGACGCGCACATAACGTACTGATACAGCTCCTGCCCAGGCTGGTTCAAAAACTCCGCCATCTCTTTCCAACCTTCAAGAGTGCCCTTGGGTCGGTATATGTGCATCATGGCGCCGGTGTTGGTGGACGGGGCGTTATCAGCCACGCGGTCCGCGTAGTATTCCTTCTCTCCGATGACAAAAGACGTAGCGGTATCGTCCGTGAACCCGAACTGCCGCCGTGCGTTGTCTTGCCGAGCCGTCCTCCTAAGCTCTTGTACCCAAGTGTCCATGTATGCGAGCACCTCGTCCCCGTTGCGGAGTATGGTTATGCCTTCATCGGCTAATGCCTTCCTGAACTCATCCCGAGACACCAAGGTCCGTTGCGGGATCACGAACTCCCGAACCCCATCCATGTGGCAGTGAGCGCGCAGTAACAGGCAGTCCTTCAGCTCCGGGTCCCGTATGCGCCGCACAACGTAAAAGTCGTCCGGGTGAACCAGCTTTATGTCGTCGTCTTCCTCGTCCTCGCCCTTTACCTTCTTGTATACACCGCCGTTCACGCCTCGGAAGTACGGTGCCGGATAGGGCGGTATAACGTATATCTGCGGCTCCGCGTCCTCCGCTACCGGGGTGTCGGTAACGACTACCCCTTCGTTGTTCTCTGGCTCCTTGACCTTGCTGCCTAGGGTGATGGGGGATTTGATCTTCCCCCAGTTGGGGCAGTCTTGGCATACGCCGGGGTTGTACTCGTCAAACCGAGAGCACAGGTACGGCCCCTTGATGCGGTTGAACTTGTCCTCGGTCTCGCCGGGGTCATAGTCAGGATGGTTTTTGGAGATGACGTGGGCGGCTTTCAAGCCCTCCGTGGTGAAACGTGTTATGGACAGGCCAGCGCGCCATAGGGGCTCGTCCACTTGGTCTTGGTGCCGGATGATGTACGCCAGTTGTGCGCACCCTTCGCCGGCCTTGGTCTTGGCAATGATCTTCTTGAATGAGGATTCTTTGTTCCCCGCCAGCGCGTCCATGAGCGCCGTGTTCTGTAGGGCATCTACTTTCGGCGCCGGGGTAAACACCGCCAGCTTAGAAGCAAAAGCATCCAGATCAACCGGCGCGGAGAACTCCTTACCGAGAAGCGTGACGCGCTTCGGCTCGCCCTTGTAATGATGCGTCCCCGGTACCCGCAGGATTCGTGCAATGTCCGCCGTAACCGCAGGGTCGGCTTCCAGCTTCTTCGCTTCACAAGCCCGCTTCAAGCGCTCAGCTACACCTTGCCATCGCTCCGCCGAAACCGCTTCGGTAAGGGCCCAGTACACATGCACACCGCGCCCAGAACTGACGAGTTGAGGCTTCGGCAGGGTAAGTTGTTTGCAGAACTTCTGAAGGGCTTCGATGCCCTCCATCTGCGTGGCGTAGGGCTTACCCGGCCCGCAGTCTATGTCGAGAAACAACGCTCGCAATTCGATGGCGTTGTCCGCCGTACGTCTGTTCTCTGACCCAAAGGTCGCCAGCGCGAAAAATGTATCGTATCCCTCTGCGTCTAACTCGTTTGCCCTATCAATCGCTTCATCAATGGAGGTGTGGAAATCTTGCTTTATGCGCTCGTCTGTTTTCCGAGCAGCAAAGGTGCAGTAACGTCCATCTCCCCCCAGCACACGATGCAAAAATTGTCTTGTGTCCATATCCCACCCAGAAGTTAGAGACACCGCGACAGGGGCGCTGCAGCACCCTTTTCGGTTTTAGCCTAGTCGCGGCGTGGGGGACTACGCGTCGTCCCAGAGTGAATCAACGAGGTCGCCGAGGTCTCCATCATCTTCCGGCGGAGGCGCAGCCTTCTTCTTGACGGCCTTCTTCGGTTCCTCGACTGCTTCGTCTTCGACGGCCTCAGCCTCTTCAATGGCATTGGCGCGCCGCTTGGGAGCGGGCTTGGGTGCGTCTTCTTGCACCGTCAGCTTTTGGACACCATCGGTTTGTGCGACGGTCATGGTAATGGCCCGCTTCGTGTCTGGATGCTCGCGCATCTCAACCACTTTTTCCAGCTCCTCTTGCTCCAGAGGCCGGACGGGCTTGAAGAACAACTTCGGCACCTCGCTGTTCTCGTCAAAATACATCTGCGTGACGATGGCTGCAGCCGGGGTGTTGTTGGCGCTAAGGAACTTGGCATAGGCCTGCATGGGCATCTTGCCGTCCTTGGTCTCGCCGAAGATAGACGTAGCCGGGAGCTGAAGCTGATAAATCTTGTCCAGATCACCGGGGAACGCCACAGCCAGACGCTGCGAGAACCGACACGCACGGCTGTTACCCATGCCCGAGCCCTTCACGTTCTGGGGGCACTCAAGGCAGCGAGGAGCCTGACGCTGATCCTCCGGCACGTCGGGTGACGGTGCGTTCGTATCAGCAGACCAGCATTGCGGTGCCGTGGGGTTGTCGGCGGAGTATTGCCCCGCGTAGAAGGTACGGGCGATCCGTGCAGCATCTACAATGACAATCTCCATGGCGTCTTCTTTGCTGACCGCAAGCTGCTCACCGCCCAGCATCTGGCGAAACTTGCCACCACGTAGACTGATTCGGCGGGAACCACCTCCAGACTTACTGCCCCCACCAAGGTTCTCGTTCATAGCCTGCAACGACTTGAACAGGTCGCTGCTCACAAGGGCGTTGCCCTTAAACATCCCTACTTCACTCATGGTGTTCTCCTCAAACGTCGTCGTCAGCGTCAAAGTCAAAGGACGGGATTTCATCCTCTAGCTCTTCCACCTCTTCTGGGTCATCAAACGGCAGCTCAAGCTGCACCGGTGCGCCCTCTTCCGGCTCTTCGGGTTCAACCCCGGCCAGCCGCTGGGCTTCTTGCAGGAAGTGTTCTTCCAGCTCCTTCAGTTTGAAACGATAGGTGCGTCCCACCTTGATAAACGTGCCTGGGGGCAGCAGCCCCTTCCTTCTAACCCACCCGTCAACGGTGGTAGAGGCAACGGCAAAATGGTCGGCAACCTCCTTCTTGGTGACATATTCAGAACTCATAATCAGCCCTTGTTTTTGCGAACGGAAACAGTGTATTCCGACTCTACGTTAAGCCCCGGTGGGACCATCTCTGGGTTTTCTTCCAAGAACTGTCTTACGTTCGACTGGTTCAGGCGCTTGTCAAAGAACTCGGGCAGATTGTTCTCCATGACGAACTTGTACATGGATTCCCAATCGCTGGTCCAATAACGGCGCTTCACCTGCCGGTAGAAGACACCCTCAGAAGTCTTCACGCTCTCGACGTTGTGCTCCTTGCAGTGATCCAGCAGGGCCTTCTTAATCCGATCCTGCTTCTCAAGCAGCTCGCCGTCTTGAGCCTTGTACTCTGCGGACAACTTCGACCGCATGTCGCGCAACTTGATGTACGCTTTGGTCAACTTCTCTAGCGGGATAGTGGTTTCCATAAGTATCTCCTCTCACGGAAAAGCCACAATATCCCCATTTCCCACGTTAGTCAAGTAATTCCTTGTATAAATCCACAATTTTTGTATGGACGTTGATTCGGTTATCTAACATCTTATAAACGTGTTTTTCCACAGAAGAGCCTTGTAGCTGTACAACCGTACACTTATGCTTCTGACCCGAGCGGTGTACCCGAGCATTGGCCTGCGCGTAGGTCTCCAAGGAACTCGTCGGTCCCCACCACACCACCGTGTTGGCGGCTGTGAGCGTCACACCGTGCGCCGCTGCCTGCGGCTGGATGACAAGTACCCGAGGGTCTGGCTGCTCTTGAAACTGCTTGAACAGCGCCGTGCGCTTGCTGGCGGACACGTCGCCCGAGATAAAGTCCGCCGTGATCTTGTCCTTGCGGAGCCGCTGCACCAGTATCTCGATGGTGTGCTTGAAGGGTACGAAGATAAGAACTTTCTGGCTGGACTCATCGATGACCTCACGCAGCACCTTGTAGCGGTTGGAGATGTCGAACTCGATGGTCTCCCTGTCGTCGCTGTACAC